CGATGGAAGCCTAGGCCAAAGACAAGCATTCCATCGTTGGGCAGTGGGGTGGAGATCTTGTCCGGGATAAGTACAGTGTCCGATTGCTAGAAAATGGTGGAATAGAAAACGAATCATTGTTTGCCTACAAGAAAAACATGAAGTCGTTTCAAGAATCGAAATCCACTAAAGAGTTGAGAACACGGATCCATTTTAAAAAGGTCATCGAAGCGCATGAGGAAGGAAAGAAAGATCAGATCCTAACCGTGACCATTGATAGCCAACTGATTAATAAATACAAGCATATCTACGAAGCAGATATGGAAGTACAAGATCAGGATGTAGTGGATCAAAAAACACTTGAGGAATACGGCAAGCGCTATTTCCGTGAAACTCTGTGTGACATGATCGAAGAAAGCCTTGAGATTGATGTTGTAGGCCAGGCAGATCAACCAGTACACATGTTCGATATCGTGAGCATCTTCCACGAGAGCTACGATGTCGATTTGCGAAAAAAGATCACGAAATACAAGTTTAATCCAATGAGCAACAAACTTGTCAGCATCGGTTTCGGTGAAGTTACTAGAACTTTATCAGACTCTATCTCAGGAATGGTCAATGATTCTGTCGATAAGAACATAGATAATGCTAATGCTGAGTATGACAAGCAAGCAAAAGAGCTGGAACATAAAATCACAGACGGGATCGAACAAGCCAAATCACAAGCTGAAGTCGTGAAGAGAGAAATCAACGGGATAATTACACAAAAAATTTCAGATTCGAAAAAATCAACCGATTTAGAAATTGAAAAAATAAATCTCAAAGCGCAAGAAGCTTTAGATAAAGCTGGCACAATCCCAGACACCAATCAATTATCGTACCAAATAAAACAACAGATTTTAAACAGTACAGATCTGTCACGTAAAGTAACAGAAACGTTTAACCAGACTGAGTCTGGAGTTATCTATAACAAAATCTATCAAAATATCAGAGAGGAATTTACAAGCAAATCTGATGGTGATTACCTTTTCGCCAAGGCAGGATTGACTAATCAAAAACTCGATGATATCGATAATAAAATTGCAAAACAAACCGTAGAATTTAACAAGCTCACAGAGTCTAATAAACTCTACGAGCGTATTCTCGGCACGTCCGAAACAGGCGCACCAGACCAGCTCTCACGGTTGGTTATGTCTAGCCAAATATTTCAAACCGAAGTCGGGAAATATGTCACAGATGATAATAACTTGATCGTTAATTCCATGACGATGGACAAAAATACGCTTGTTGGGAACAACAATCCAAAGGCAAGCGTATCTGTTAACGATGGTATTTTTACGATAAAGGCGCAGGGTCTAACAGGCTATAACTGGACAGGGTTTTCGTTGCCAATTTACGTTAAAAAAGTCTATCATGGTGAAACTTATACTTTAGGTTTTAAATACCGTATTAGAGAGTACCCAGATGTTTCTTTTGCTTTTAATATCAAAAACCACGGTCTGAATAAAACTTTAACATGGGCGAACATTGGCGAGAATAGACCACCACTCAACGAATGGCAGGAGTTCCAGAAAACTTTTTCTATACAAGAAGATTTCGCTTTCGGTGAGGACGTAAACTATCCATTTTATATCTTTTTATCCAAGAATGGCTGGATAGAGTTCAAAGAGCCTATCCTTGTCCGTGGATCGAATACTGGACCATACAAACCAAGTCAGTTTGATGATGCTTACAAAACGGCTAATAAGACCAGAGAGTTAGCGGAAGCCACACGCACCCAAGTCACGCAACTTGCTGGATCCTATTCCATTCAAAATATAAACAGCGCAGGAGACCTCATAAGTGGTGTTAATCTAGGTGCAGATGGAACCAACCGTTTTGTTGGAAAATTAACTCACATTACGGGTGAAACTCAAATTGATAATGCAGTTATCAAATCAGCAATGGTTGACAAGCTTAAAACCGGCAACTTCGAATCTGGATCAGTAACCACTCAGATTATCGCTAGTAATGCAGTAACTGCAGATAAGCTACTAGTTGATTCTGCTATGATCAACAAACTTGTAACCAATCAAGCATTTATCAGAGAATTAATGGCCCAAAAGGCCTTTATTACGCAACTCGCTTCGATTGATTTTTCTGCAGAACGAATTAAAGGTGGCAGGTTAGAGTCGAATACTGGATCTTTGGTATTCGATTTAGATAACAGTGCGATGAACATGTTAACTGACACAGCAGTTATCAGACGTGTTTTCAACAACTTTCCTACTCAGTTTATTAGATATGGAACGCATATCGAAAATGGGAACAGATTTTCAAAAACCATCATCGGGTCAAACCGTGATGGTACGGAAAATAGTGGGAACAGGACATTTAGTGGTATTGAAATCTACAACAGCACGAATGAAAATGTTGAAGATTATA